GGAGATGGCAGAGAATTGAGGACAACTGGAAGAACCAAGTGACTCTAGGTATAAAGACCAAGTCTGGTGAACGTATCCCATTCTCTTCCATTCTAATACGTAACCTTGATGAAGGTAATAATGAAGAGGCCATTGCAGGTACAAAACCACGTAAATTAATTATAGATGAAATTGGTAAAGGAAACTTTCTTAGAGGCTTACAGGCTGCTATTCCAGGTTTCACTACACCCTATGGCTGGGGATGTAGCCCCATACTTACTGGGACTGGTGGGGACATGAAGAAATTCATGGATGCAAAGAGCTTAATGTTTGACGTAGACAACTTTAACTTCCTTACATATAATAATAGTAAAGATGACAAACGTATACATGGATTGTTCATCTCTCATAAATATAGAATGGAGGCAAAGGATGATTCTACACTAGGAGCATATTTGAATGAACCATCCACCTCAGACTTACACAATGTAAAAATGCTTGTAAGTGATGAAGAAAAGGCAACACAGATTACTAATGATAATTTAGAAAGACTTAAGAAAGCTGGAGATAGAATAGCCTATCTAAAAGAAAAGATGTACTATCCTCAGGAAGTGGATGACATTTTCTTAAATGAGGATACTAATATATTTGATATTGACAGTGCTAAGAGACAGAAGTTTAGATTGTTGCAACAAGAAAGAACAGGAACTCCTGTTATCTTGTTTAATGATGGAGAGAAGATAGCTCATGAGTTTACAGATAAATTACCCATCTCTAACTTCCCTCTAAAAAACTCAGACCTAAAAGAAGCACCTGTTGTTATATATGAATTCCCTGTGGATAATCCTCCTTATGGATTGTATGTAGCAGGAGTCGATCCATATAGACAAGGTAAGTCTGCATATTCAAGTTCACTTGGATCTGTATACATATATAAAAGGATGCATGAAATTTCAGGTGAGAAGTATCAAGATATGTTCGTAGCTTCGTATTGTGCAAGACCTGATAAGAAAGAAACTTGGGAAGAACAAGCTAGACTTCTTATTAAATACTATAACGCTAGAACTTTGTGTGAGAATGATGATATATCATTTATTGAATATATGAAGAGTAAAGGAGATGCACACTACTTAGAGAAACAACCTGAATGGCTTAAAGAGATTGTTCCTAATACCACTGTAAAAAGAGATTATGGAATTCATCGTTCAAGTCAGAAGATAATTGACTATCTTCACACCTGTTTAAAGAAGTATATGGAAGCTCCAATCTTTGTAGAGAAGAATGACGCAGGTGAAGTGATTAGAGAAGTCTTGGGTGTGAGTAAGATATTTGATCCTGTATTGCTTGAAGAGATTATTCAATACAATGATCAAGGTAACTTTGATAGAATTATTGCTGCAGAGTTAGCAATAGCACAAGCATTAAAGATGGACCCAATAATGGGTAAGATAGGTGGTACATCAGATGAGAGAGTAGCTTCTATGTTCAATAAGAAAAGAGGCAATATACTTTTCACTGAAGCTAGGAACAACATGTTTGGACAATCAAGAAATAAATATAAACGAAATAAATTGTTTTCATAATGGCAATTATAAGATACACGAAAGACGCAACAATTAGGTATGCCTACCTTAATATCTTCCCTGATCAGTTCAAGACTGAGAGAGAAAAGATGGATGAGAGTTGGATTAAAAACACAATGGACTATTTTGCTAACAAGGCATATGCTGAGTATGTTAAGAGCAGAGATACATTTGTTAAAAACTATGACTTAGTAAAAGGTATTCTAAGAAGAGAAGATTTTTATCAAGAACCAGAAGTAAGAAGTTTTACAGATGTGCTCACAGCAGATTTAGCTCTTCCTGCCTATGTAAAACATTATTCTATAATGACCACTCCTATTAACGAGTTAGTAGGAGAAATCTCTAAGAGACCTGACGCATTTCGTGTCAAAGCATTTGATGATGATAGTAAAGCTGAAGAGCTTGAGTTTAAAACTCAAATGTTAAATGATTATGTAGTTAATACAGCCAAGAGAAAGATATTAGAAAAGGCTGCTATGAATGGAGAAGAGATTGAAGAGGAAGAATTAAATCAAATGACTTTAGATCAAGTTAAAGATGAATTAGACTCTTATACATCTACAGCAGAAAAGTGGGCAAACCATATTCTTACAGCTCAGAAGGCTGAGTTTAATTTAAAGGAGAAAGGAGAAGACTCTTTTAGAGATCTTTTAATTTCTGCTAGAGAGTTCTTTCACATATATGAAGATAACTCTAAGCTTGGATTTAACGTTGAGGTGGCTAATCCTAAGAACACTTGGTTCTTAACTACTCCTGATAGAAAATGGATATCTGATCCTACAGGTCGTGCACAAGGTGCATATGCTGCTGGTATTGTACAAGTTATGGAATTGTCTGAGATTATTGAATCTATCCCAGACTTAACTAAAGATGAGATTGATCACTTACGTAGTTCATTACAAGACTATGGATTGATCAATGTACGTGAATCTAACTTGGGCAATCCTAATGCTATTCCTGGTAATGAATCTATTCAATACGATACATTTGACCCATTAGTCTTACAGACTAGAATGATTATTGAGTCTGAGATGAAACAGAATGATGATGGTCTTCAGGACTTCTTAGGACTTACATCTAATGTAAGCTCTTTTGGTTATAAGTATGTTGTAGTAAGATCTTATTGGATTTCTAAAAAGAAGATAGGTAAAGTTATTTACTTAGATGAGATGGGTAATGAACAGTCTCAACTTGTAGATGAAAACTATAAATCTGGAATGCTTCCTACACAACAGTCTTTAGAGTGGGGTTGGATTAACCAATGGTATCAAGGTGTTAAAATTGGTCCAGATATCTATCATGTCAAACCTTATAACTTATTACCTTATTGTCCTATCATAGGTCAAACGTTTGAAGTGAAGAACACAGAGGCTAAGAGTCTTGTAGATATGATGAAGCCTTTCCAAGTTTTATATAATGTGTGTATGAACCAGTTATATAAATTACTTGAGAAGGAAGTAGGTAAGGTTCAGTTAATGTCTATTAGACATATTCCTATTCCTAAAGATGGAGATGCTCAAGATGCTCTTGACATTTGGGAAATGGAAGCTCGTAACAGAGGTGTAGTATTTGTGGATGATAGTCCAGAAAACTTAAAGAGCCCAAGCTCATTTAATCAATACACTAGCTTAGACCTTACACGTACGCAGGAGATCCAAGCAAGATACACTCTAGCACAACAACTTAAGAATGAGTGTTGGGAATTAATAGGTATGTCAAGACAAAGACTTGGTGCTATACAAGCTAGTGAATCAGCTACAGCAACCAATGCAGCCATTACACAATCTTATGCTCAGACAGAACCTTTATTTGTAGCTCATGAATATATCATGGGTCAATTATATCAATCTATTATTGATGCTGCTTTATATGTAGAAAGTTCTAAACCACAATCTACTATTTCTTATGTAAATTCTGAAGGAGAATCTGCATTTGTTTCTGTAAATGGTTCAGACTTACGTTTTAGAGATTTAAAAATATTCTTGACTAACAGACCTGAAGATAAGCAAATGTTTAATGAAATTAGAGGTTTGTCTCAAGCTGTTCTACAAAATGGTGGTTCATTACATGACATCATTGAGCTTTATAGCACTAACTCTATTCGTCAGATGAAGAAGGTGTTCAAAACTCTTAAGAGCAGACAAGAAGAATTGGAAGTTACTAAGTTACAACAACAACAACAACAATTAGACCAACAACAGCAACAAGCTGAAGCTCAACTGCAATTACTTCAACAACAACAAGCTGAGAAGATTGCTAATGATAATTATCAAGCTGAGCTTGATAGAATCAATAAAAAAGAAATTGCTCTTATTGCAGCAGAGGCTAAGAACATGGGACCATTGAGTGATGAAGATGCTTCTGGTGTTCCTGATGTATTGGAAATCAATAAGTTAGCTACAGAGGAATCAAAAGCTATAAAAGATTATCAAAGCAAGATGGCTGATATTCAATCTAAGAATAGGATGGCTTCACAAAAACTTGAAGTTGAAAGAGAAAAATTACAAGTGGCTAGAGAAAACCAAGCAAATGATTTAGCTATTGCTAAGGAAAATGCCAAGGGTAGAGCTGCTAAAAAACCTAAATAATGTTTGATAAACTGATTGAGATAATAACTAACTGGTGGTTACAACTAACTCCAGTTATTATTGTCAGAGACTATGAAGGAGCTGTATTACTAAGGTGTGGAAAATTCTACAGTGTTCTTGAACCTGGACTACATTTTAAGATTCCTTTGTTTGATGAGGTGATAGATCACCATGTAGTAACAACTACCCTTAGTCTTGATGCTCAATCTTTATACACCTTGGACAAACAAAACATTGTTGTCAAGGGAGTTGTAAAATACAAGATAGCTGATGTAAAGATATTCCTACTTGAGGTATTTGATGCACAAGATGCATTGTCAGACATGTCTCAAAGTATAATAAAAAACGTTATTATGTCAATGACCATGGAGGAATGTACAGATCAGGAACTTGACAACACTTTGACAAAGAAAGTTAGAGTGGAAGCTAGGAAATGGGGAGTTGAGGTTCAACAAGTTACACTTACAGACCTTGCCCCAATCAGAAGTTATAGGTTTATAAATGACAACTTTCTTAACAAATTAGATTAGAGTAAAAAATATTAATGCTATATTATATTGAATAATGGTCAATATAAAGGCTCCTCTCTTTGCTATTAACTTAAGTTACTTTACTTTTACATACAAAACCAATTAAAACTCAACTACATATGGCTGAAAATCTAGATATGCCCCAAATGGGTAATTTTAGTATTCAAGATACTATGGATATGGGAATGGGAAGTCAAGAGTTATTAAATGACTTGTTATCTCCTGATAGTGCTACATCTAACCCTGATGACATTCAGGATATTAAAGATGAACCTACACCTGCATCCACAAAGAAAACTACTTCTAAACAACCAGCTACATCAGCTCCTGCTCCAGAAGATGATAAGAAAGAAGAAGCTCCTGTAAAGGACATTCAAAGTTTCTTATATGGAGATGAAGATGATGAAGATGCTGAAGAAGATGATGACGCTCCTGCAACAGATAAAAAACCAGTTGCAAAAGGTGCTGATAATCAAGAAGATAGTAATGAAGATGGTGAAGATGGTGAAGAAGCAGTTCCTAACCAATTCGAAGCTTTATCAAAAGATCTTTTAAAACTAGGTGTCTTTTCACAAGACGAAGATGAAGAAGAAACAGTTATTGATAGCCCTGAAGCTTTCTTGGAAAAGTTCCAAGCAGAGAAGAAAAAGGGAGCTATTGAAATAGTAAACAACTTCATTGGTCAGTTTGGAGAAGATTATCAAGAAGCATTTGATGCCATATTTGTAAAAGGAGTTAGTCCAAAAGACTACTTTAGTGCATATAATCAAATCCAATCTTTCTCTGATATGGATTTAAGCGATGAGAGTAATCAAGTTGCTGTTATTAAACAAGCATTGACAGATCAAGGATTTGAGCCTGAAGATGTTACAACAGAGATTGAAAGACTTAAAAATTATGGTGACTTAGAAACTGTTGCTGCTAAACACCACAAAGTCTTGATAAAAAAGGAAGCGTCAAAGCTTCAACAATTAGAGCAAGATAAACAAGCTCAATTACAACAGCAACAAGCCATCAAGCAACAATACTTACAGAATGTAAACAATGTTTTACAAGAGAAGATTAAAGCTAAAGAATTTGATGGCATACCAATTAACCCTAAATTAGCTGGTGAACTACAAGATTTCCTAGTAACAGACAAGTACAAGACAGCATCTGGAGAAACTCTCACAGACTTTGATCGTACTATACTGGAGCTGAAACGTCCTGAGAATCATGAGAAGAAGGTCAAACTTGCTCTATTGATGAAAATCATTGAGAAAGATCCTACACTATCTACTATTCAAAAGACAGGTATCACCAAAAAGTCTAATGAATTATTTGGTGAGGTTGCCAGACAAGCCCAGAAGAGTTCAGTGAAATCTAAACAGTCAGCTAGACCTACTTCTTCTTGGTTTCAATAACAAATTTATATAACAAAAATTAAAAAAGTATAACAATGGCAATTCAAACAATTCCAGGTTTAACTGGATTTACTTATGCTCGTGTCGCTTCTATGGATAAGCGTGCAGTAGGTAAGTTAACTGATGCAAACCATTTAGAGAGCTTTCACTCTACAGAGCCTGCAGACTATGATAAGAAGATTATCAGTTTGTACACTCAGAGTTCTCTTTATAGTAATGACTTCTTAGACATGATCAACAAGTCTACTCCTTACTATATTGATAACAACAGTGATGCTTGGAAATGGCAAGTACAAGTTCCTTACAAATTCCCAAAAATCATTGATGTTCCTACAAGCACATTAGAATTAAACAAACCTGGTATTGATGGTCAAGAATTCCAATTGATTATTGATACTAATGAGTTCTCTAAGAATGCAATTATTTCTGTAGGTACTCGTCAGTATGGTCCTCGTTTCTACGTAGTAAAAGATCCTGTTCCTTGGAACGTAGGTTTCTTATACACTTTCACTTTGGTGAGTGACAATCCTACAGTAGATTTCGTAAGTGCTACATTCTTACAAGTGGGTATCGAACTAGAATTAGTTGATGCTGCAATTGGTGAATTCGATCAAGACTTATTAGGTCTTCCTCGTTTAGGTGAGCAAATCACAATGTTTGAATCTTTAGGTTCTGCATATGGTTATGAGCACAAAATCACTGAGTGGGCTGATGATAAGATGATGAGAGATACAAAAGGTAATCCATTGGATATCTTAGTATACGCTCCTCAAAGACGTAACCAATTACCTTTAACTCGTAATGATGTTAAGTGGGAACCATTTATTGAGTTCTGGATGCGTAAGTCTATGTTAGAATTAAAAGTTAAGCGTATGATCTGGGCTCGTCCTGGAACTGTGAAGACTAATGGTTCTAAGCAAGAATTAAAGCGTACTTCTGCTGGTGTATATCACAGAATGCGTAACAATGGTAACTTAGTACAGTACAACAGAGGTGAGTTCACTGCGAACTTAATTCGTTCTGTATTTGGTGACTTATTCTACAGACGTGTGGATGTTAAAGACAGACGTGTTAAAATGTACACTAATGAAGCTGGCTTTGACGTATTCCAACAAGCTTTAAAGACAGATGCTTTGAATTCTGGCTTAACTTTCATGGCTGATTCTGGTAACAGATACATGCAAGGAGAAGGACAACACATCACTTACAACTTTGCATTCGATGCAATGGTAACTCGTGAGACTGGTCGTGTTGAATTAATCCACTTGAAAGAGTTAGACCTTCCTCAAACAAATTTAGAATTTGGACAGAACAAGAAGTCAACTCCAGTATTTATGGTGTTTGATGTATCTCCAATGTCTGATGGTTCTATGATCAATAATATTCGTGAAGTACGTATGAAGGGTGCACCTTCTATGACTTGGGGTTATATCGATGGTACTCGTCACCACTTAGGCTTTGCTAAGTCTCAAGGTATGAGTTCTGCGAACAAGTTCCCTGGATATGAGATTTGGATGAAGGATCGTTGTGATGTATTCATTGAAGATTTATCTAGAACAGTATTGATTGAAGAAATTCCTCAATTCTAATAATGCCCCTCTAAGGATAGTATTCTTAGACTGACACCTCTGGTGTTTCGCATAAAAAAATCAGAAGACGTTCCCCCCACATCCCAGTGGGGGAGTCTTCTAACACAGATGGACATGTACAAGTAAATTCTGTACAGTGTTCCCTTCGATGGGAACCATCTGCAAATAAACCAAATAAAAACAACTACATATGGGCAAGATAGGAAAAATATCTACTATTAAAAAAGACTACAACAATTCTCAGTTACAAACAATGCAAGGTGGACTTGCATCAAGAGGCTACACAAGAATTCCTGGTACAGGAGTTTTTAAATATCCTTATAAAGAATTGGATGGTCAGTACAGAACAGGCTTAGATCCAAAGGCTGCTTACATCAGAAGAATCTCTGATCCTCTTGAAAGAGAGATGGAGATTGAAAGAGTAACAGAATTAAGAGACAAGCTAGAAGCAGCATTAGGTGGTGTTGACTTAGGTCCTCGTTCTCAGTTCTGGAACTATGGCTTATCAACTTCTGTTGATGATTCCTTACACGTACAACCTGTTAAGCTTATGGATGGCGACAATTATTATGATTTGTCAATGCCATTGCAAGAGCTAGCATTCTCATGGTTGAGAGTTCATCCAACAATTGCTTCTAGCTATCAAGCTTGGGAGCGTGGTGAATTCCCTGCAGACATTCAATATTATGTTGCAGATGATGAGATTGAAAACAAGGTGATGTTTAAAAAGAAACAACTTATTAATAAAGCTATTGTTAAGTTTGATTCTATGACTCCTGAGAAGAAGAAGAAAGTGGCTCGTCTACTTGGTCTTCCAGTATCTGATGATTCTAAAGAAGAAGCAGTTTACAATCAGGTGGATAACCTCCTAAAACAAACAGAATTCAAGAATGGCAAATATCAAGGTTTGAACCCTATAGAAGTGTTCAACAGATTTGCAGATATGAAAGAAAACTTGCTCCATATCAAAGACCTAGTAAAACAAGCTGTTGCTCATTCAATTTATAGAGTGAGACCTAATGGTAGAGTTTTTGAAGGTGAATTTGAAATAGCAGTTGATGAAGATGATTTAGTTAAATTCCTTGCAGATGAAGACAACCAAGATCAGTTATTGACTTTGGAAGGCAAATTAAAAGGAAAAAAAATAGCCTCATTATGATCCCAGTAGATAGTTTATTATATAAGATTGACCAGAAACTAAATAAACTATCAACAAATGAGCATCAACAAATTAACCTAGAAGATAAGATTCTAGCACTTAACGAAGCTCAGATAAAGCTAATAAAGCAAAAGGTTGATGGTACTAGTACAAACTCTGGTTATGGGTTGGATGCATTTAAAAAACGCTATGAAGACCTTCAAAGTTTAGTTATCACCTATAACAATCAACCTTTGCCTTTAGCATTAAAGAATGCACAGTTGAATCAGTATTTTGCAAGTCTTAATGTTTTGACTCCAAAATATATGTTCTATCTTGATAGTTATATATTAGCAGACAAAGGAAGATGTACAAATAGAAAGATATGGATAAATAGAGATTTGGCTAAACATGGTGACATTCAGTTTATACTAACTAATGACAACTACAAGCCTTCTTTCGAATATCAAGAAACATTTAACTTTCTATCCTCTGACGAGATATCTATATTTACAGATGGTACATTTACACCAAAAGATATTTACATATCATATATGAGATATCCAGTGTACATTAACAAGACAGGATATATCATGTTAGATGGCTTGCCTTCTTTTGATCAAAACTGTGAACTTGAGACTTACTTAGAAGATGAGTTGTTGGATCTTACAGTACAAAACTTGGCAATGTATACAGAAAACCAAAGTGCTGTTCAAAGCTCAATCTATAGAATACAAACAAACGAATAATTTTTCACAATTAAATATAAAGCAAAATGGCTGATTTTTCATTAACCACCCTCTTTGTAGTACCAGTAGGAAACACATTACCTAGCTCTGGATCTACACAGAATTTAACAGCTGGTCAAGTAGGTATTTTCCTAAATGACTATAGTGTTGCTACATCTAGTAACATCGCTGATGCCCCTTATTTCTATGTTGCTCAAGGTAGAACAAACACGTATTTACAAGGCTCTAAGCGTTCAGACAAAATTGCTGGATGTGTAACTGGTGCTGCTTGTAAGTCAAACGTAACTGAATGGTACAAGTCTAATGGTTGTGCAACTGCTGTAAATCAAGTTACTGATGTAACTGGTTTCACAGTTAAACCTGGTGAGATTGTAACATTAACTTTACGTGGTTTCTCTAGCTACTTAGAAACATTGTACTTCAATGGTTTCACTCGTTCTGTAACAGTTAATGCTCCATGTCTTGGATGTGGTGACGATCCTTGTACAGATGTAGATGTGCCTGCATTGATTGATGATCTTATCTATCATTTAGAGTTAGATGCTCCAGGTAACAATCCTGATAACATCACTTTAAATCAATTTTACCAATTCCAAAGACTTGGTAACAATGCAAATGCGTTCTTACGTATCACTGGTAAACCATTGACTAAATATGGCCAGCCTTGTGACGTTGCTGCATTCCCTTGGGAGTATGACAGATTCTACTTCAGAACTTTCATCTTCTCTGGTCCAGCTACAACTGCTGATTTCATTGTTGATGATCCTTGTAACAGAGTTGCTACTCCAGTGATTAGACAACGTTCTAACTATCCTGTTGGTACTTCTGCTGAAGTTCAACAATTAGAGAAGAACTTCTATAGCTACCAAGCTGGTTACTTAAAGCATTTATACAGAATGGGTGGTTACAACGAGAACTTTGAGTCTTGGGTAACTGATGGTCAAATCTATGATTTGTACTATATCAAATTCAATGAGTATAATAAATCTGAGTACCAATGGGGTGACTATATCTATGAAGATAGCACAGTGATTATTGCTGTTCCTAGCAATCAAACAACTGCTATCGAAGCTATATTAGAAGCTGCTTTAGGAACTGTTGCTGGAGATACATCTTGTATCACTACAACTAGTACTACAACTACTGTATGGCCTAGTACTTCAACAACAACTACTTTGATCCCTTAAGAACTAAGGTAAGATCATATTAACCTATGCCAGAGGGTGAGAGGATATCTCAAATCCTCTGGCATTTTTATTATATAAATCATGACATTAGATTTTTTAGTAATTAACACTTATGATACTAGCACATTAGCAATAGCTGATACGTCTGTGTATAATACAAATCCACCAAGTGTTAGTTCTCCAACTATGCAAATAACTGTGCCTGGTTATACTGTTCCTGTAGCTATTCCTTTCAATGTTCAACAAATAAATACTTATAACTCAATTATATTGGGTTTAACTGCTTTTCCTGCTATTTCTCCATTACCTGATGGTGTATATTTTTTAAAATATTCAGTGGCTCCAGCAAATACTAATTATGTAGAAAAAAACATAATGCGTACAAATGCTATTCAGGAAAAGTTTGATAGTGCTTTTATGAAACTTGATATGATGGAATGTGATTCAGCTATCAGAACCCAAGCTAAGGTGGTATTAAATAGTGTATATTATATGATTCAAGGATCTATAGCAGCAGCTAATAACTGTGCAATTGATACAGCTAACAGATTGTACAATCAAGCTAATAGACAACTTGACTATTTTATTGCTAACCAATGTGGTTGTACAGGAAACAACTATATAATTAATTTCTACTAATATGGCAAACTGTAGAGGATGTGGCATGAAAGTTGGATGTGGCTGTCAGTTGATTAATGGCCTATGTTCAGCTTGTCACAACAAAGCAAAAAATGCTCTAAAAAGATTAAAAGATGCTTACACCAAGATTGACAGATTGTGTAATAAATGGTAGTATCCCAGCAACTCTTACACAAATTGATGCAAGGTTGACATATTGGGCAAATATTGAATATAACAATATCTCCTTTTCTACCAATACTTACATCCCTGGGGATGTAATAGGAGATTTACTAAATTACAAACGTATATTAGAATATAGATCTTGTAATCCAGATTATGCTATGGTGTGTGGTCTTCCCACTACCTCTCAAGTTATAAGCAGGGTTAAAATTCTAATTAATAAATAAATTATAATATGTCTTGCGAAAGTTGCTACAATGGTTGTGTTGATATAGTATCTGATAAGTGTGTCAGATATACAGGAGTTACGTATGCCTCAGTGGGCATTGATGCTGGTGATTCTTTATACCAAGTAGAGATTGCTTTGATAGAAAAAGTCATTTCTTTCTTGAATGGATCTGGTATAAACATTAGTATAAACCCTACTTTTTTATGTAACTACATGCAGACATTTTTACCTGCAGGTAGTACTTTTACACTTCCTACAATAATTTCAGGAATTGTAAGAGCTATTTGTGATATTAACACTCGTGTTGTTAGTATTAATAATACACTAACTATATTAAATGCTGATTATACAATTGGCTGTCTTACAGGAGTTACAGCTTCTTCTGACACTCATGATATTGTTCAGGCTACTATAAATAAACTTTGTGCAGTTTCAACTGATCTTACTGCTCTTACTCTTAATGTAAATACAAACTATGTTAAGTTAGCAGATCTTGATGCTTTGATTGCTGCATATATTGCAGGTACATCAGGTGGTGGTTCTACCCAACAGTATTTAAAAATGGTTCCATTTGTAGCCTATGAATATTATGGACCATTAACAAACTTTGATGGATCAGGTATTGGCATCCCAGCAAATGGTTTCTTCAAAGTATATTTATGTAATGGTCTAAATGGCACCCCTGATAGAAGAGGACGTGCTGCTGTAGGAGCCATTCAAAATGTACCAGGTGCTCCATTAGATGCTGCAGTAAATCCTGCTAATGCTGGTAATCCAAACTATGCTTTGTATAACACAGCAGGAGCAAACACTGTAACTTTGATTACATCACAAATTCCTGTACATAGTCATAATGCTACTGTAGTGGCATCTGGATCAGTGCCAAACCACACTCACATAATAATGGGAGGATCAGGTCCTGGTAATAGTCCTGCTCCAAATGCATTACAAGTTATGGCAAATGAAAAAGGAGATGGTGGTAATGCAAGTTATAAATTTTCAATTGCTAGTTCTCAAGTACATAACTCTGGTATAAGTAGTGCAAGTGGAGCTGGTCCTGTAGCACTTAGTGTGGCTGTTTCAAACAGCGATACAGGTAGTGGAGGAGCTCATCCTAACATACAACCTGTAATAGCTGCATATTATATTATGTATATTCCTTAATCTATTTAAACTAACTATAAAATGTCTTGTTCTTCTTGCTATCCTAATCCTAATCCTTGTTACACTGCATATTATCAACCTGGTCAAAACTGTGGTTGTTGTGGTGGTGTAGTGGGTGATTGTGGATGTGTTGGTACTGCTGGCACTGCTGGCACTGGTGGCTGGGGCTGCTGGTGTGGTGCTACAGGCTGTGCAGATGCTCCTTATAATAGTAATAATACTGTCTATGTTGGACCTAATCTTCCTAACTCAGGTGTTAACACTTGTGACACTTTAACCACTGCATTAGAAAAAATTGACTATGTAGTAACAGGTGGTGGAGGTGGTGGAAAAAATGGAACATCAGGAACTAGTGGAACTCCTAGTACAAGTGGTTCTTCTGGAACCTCTGGTTCTTCTGGCTCTAGTGGTGTAACTGGTGCTCAAGGTGCTGCTGGTGTAAATGGTACAGCAGGTTCTTCTGGTACATCAGCTTTGTCTGGTTCTTCTGGATCTTCTGGAAGTTCAGGAACTGCTGGTAAAAATGGTTCTAGTGGTGTTGATGGTAGTTCTGGAATCAGTGGTAGTAGTGGTACAAGTGGAAATTCAGGATCAAGTGGTAATAGTGGTACAAGTGGTACTGATGGCTCTAGTGGAACAGCAGGAACAGCAGGAACAGCAGGAGCTGACGGAGCTAATGGAAGCAGTGGCACAAGTGGTCAAAATGCAACCAGTGGTACAGCAGGACTATCAGGTGATAAATATGCTACAACATCAGTTAGCTCATTTACACTAGGAAGTGGAGGTACAATTACTGTTGGTACAGGACTTTCTTATACCATAGCACAATCTGTATTAATTTCATTTAATGGATCAAACTATCAAACTTCTCCAGTTACATCTTATAACTCTGGAACAGGTGTTTTAGTTTTAGGTACACCAAGTGCTACTGTAGGTTCAGGAACTTATAGTTCTTGGACAGTTAACTTAGCAGGAGCTGCAGGTGGTAATGGTTCTAGTGGTACTTCTGGTTCTTCTGGAACAAATGGTACAGCTGGTACTAGTGGTACGTCTGGTACAGCTGGTACTTCTGGTACTAATGGAACAACTGGCACTTCTGGAACAACAGGTACAAGTGGAACAAATGGAACTTCTGGTTCTAGTGGTACTAGTGGTACCAATGGAACAACTGGTACAAATGGATCATCAGGGTCTAGTGGATCTTCAGGTTCATCTGGCTCTTCTGGATCATCAGGTAGCTCTGGATCTTCTGGGGTTAGTGGTACTAGTGGATCTTCTGGTGTATCTAATAGTATTTCTGGTGCTACTAATCAAGTTCTTAAATATAGTAGTGCTACTTCTGCTGTAGGATGTTCTATATATGATGATGATAATTATACATCAATAGGTGGTCCTAATCCAGGATCAAGACTTAATGTATATCTAGGTAATGGTCAACCAGCAGGAAACTATGTTGCAGATTTTGCAGGCATAGAACCATACGTTACAGTTAGAGCATTAGGTGGTAGTAATACTGCTACATTACAATTACTTCCTACATCAGGTTATACAGCATTTATTGGTAACTATAATGGTGGAGGTGTGATAATTAGAGCAATGAATGCTGATGTGGTTACAATTGATTCATCTGGTGTTACAGCTCCAGCATTTTTTGAAACTTCTGATATTAGGTATAAGGATGTATTAGAATGGAACCCAGAAATAAATGTGCTTGGAATAGATGTAATTAAATTTAAGCGTACTGATATTGTAACTAATACAATTAACTATGGTTATTCAGCTCAACAAGTACAAGAAATTATTCCTGATGTTGTTAATGAGATAGATGAAAAGTTAAGTGTAAACTACATAGCTGTTCATACATTAAAGATAGCAGCATTAGAAAAACGTATTGCAGAACTTGAAGCTAAATTAAAATAATAATGAGTTGGGCATCCTTAACAAACAATCAGTGTATTTCTTGCAATAATTTACAAGATGGTGTAAACAATAATGTGTTTACATTAAAAAATGCTATCCCTGTTAGTAACAAACAAGTCACTAGAAATGAAGCAGAATTTTATGTAAACATTCAAAATATAACAAATAGGTCTGCTAATGAACTTGTAATTAAAAGTGATGTAATATCTTCTGGTAGTACAACAACTACATCAACTACTCAAGTTCCAACTCCTTGTGGAAATCCAACTTCTTATTCAGGAGGAGTTACATATCCAACACCATTCACAATTACAGTTGGTAGTGGTACAGGAAATACTACTCTGACATTTGATGCACAAAATGTTCCTGATAGATTTATAGTTCAATGGAATGGTAATTTTGTAATTGATACAGGATATAGAGGTAATTCTAATTATAACATTGGAGGAAGTCTTAGAAGTAACTTTAATTCTTCTTTAAGTGGTAAAGTAGATCCTATAACAGGATTAACTTATCCAAACACTACTCAATGGCCAGGAGATGGTTATCCACTAGTAGTAAGTCCTGGTAATGGAACTTCTGTATTTTCTAAAAATGCTTCCTCACCAACTACAGCAAATGTTTTTGTTTATGCTCCTCTTCCAGGAACTGCGTGGTCATTTACATTAGGTTGCCCAATATAATATTTTAAAACCAAATTAATATTAAATAAGTAATGAGTTGGGCATCAATAGCAAATAATCAATGTGTTTCATTAAATAATTTACAGGATGCTGTGAACAATGGAGTATTTACATTAAAGAATATAATTCCTGTTCCTAACACTAAACAAGTAACTTCAGGTGAAGCAGAATTTTTTGTAAATATAATTCCTACAGGTAAGTCTGTTAATGAACTTGTTGTTAAGTCTAATTTAGTTTCACCTCCAACTACAACTACTACATCAAGTACAAGTACAACAAGTACAACCACAACATTTATTTCAGATCCTTGTAATTGTGTTGAAGTAAATATTACATCTGCTGGTGGTGAAGTAGCAACATTTAATTGTTTTGGAGTAAATGAAAACTATGTTTATGCAACAGCTGGTACTAGATATATTTGTGCAGCTGTTATTGGTGGCTTATTACAAGCTAACATCGTATCAGGTACAGGAACGTTAACACCTATTGGTAATTGTAAAACTGGACCTTGTGGATCAACAACAACAACAACAACAACAACTATATTTAATCCAACTAACAACCTTAATTTTATTCAGACTATTGTAAGTAGAGATGATGTTACTAGCTCAAATGATGGAAAATATGTAGCTACAATATGCGTTACAAATAATAAATTATATATTTCTAATGACTATGGACTTACTTATACAACAGTTACTGTTGCTGGGACAAATACACTCTATAGAGTTGCTGTAAGTGGAACAGGTGAGTATATGTATTGTCTTTCACAAGCTCAAGGACAACCAGGTGTTATTTCAAGATCTACAGATTATGGTGTTAATTGGAATACTACAGGTACTGCAACAGGAGCATATTCTTCAATTACTACAAATAGAACAGGACAATATGTAATTGTTGGAGCAATAAATTTAGGTGAAGCAGAATCAGGGTTGGGTCAAATTTGGAGATCTTCAGATTATGGAGTATCTTTTGTAAGAGTAGATTTTTCTTTTGGTGGTCTTTATCCTCAAGCACCCTATGCTGTTACAGTAGATAGTTCAGGTAATCGTCAATATGCTGCTACCATTAATCTTAGTATGGCAGCATTTGATGGAACTGTAGGAAGAACAACAACTGCTTTAGGTAATTTTACACCCAAAGCTCAAGATGGTAATCAAACATATTATGGAGTGAGTACCTCTGCTGATGGATCAAAAGTGGTTGTTGCTAATCAAGGTGGATTTTACGGATATAGTCCTGGAAATGTTCAGTTGAAAAGAAGTATAGATTATGGTGACACGTATGCAAATTTTGGTGGAGTTTCTACTCAATGGCTTGGTGTAACTATAGATGGAAGTGGTACAAATATAATAGCTGTTCCAGGTACTTCAGGAGCAAGCACTTTATATAAATCAGTTTCATTTGGTACACTTTCTTCAGTAGCAAGTTCTAAACTTTGGACTAGTGTATCAATTTCTTATAATGCAACTGTAGCAATTGCTGCAGAAACAACTGGACTTTGGAGATCTACAAATGGTGGATCTACTTGGACAAAATTATCTTAATTAAACCAAACAAATCAATAATATGACAGTCTTAGTAACATTAACATTAGCAGGGACAGACGTAGGTCCCTTTAACCTTTATTCAAATGTAGATGGATATACCACAGCAATAGCAAGTGGTGTATCTAGAGCTGCATTAGTAGCAGGATACAATCTTTTAAATGTGCCTGATAATGCTTCTGTTATCAGAGTACAATCTACAGGCACTTGTACAAATTATCTTGATATACTTTTAAGTGGTGCAACAACCACTACAACTAGTAGCACTTCTACTTCTACAACAACCTCTACAACCACAGCATTTGTTGAATGTATAACTGGTGATAGAAATGCACTCGCTACATGTTCTGGAGGTGAATCTGCTCCATTCACAGTGACTGCAGGAAATACAGCTCTTATCACTCCTGGTGGATATTACTACTCTGGAACTGGTACAAGAACATATGCATGTTACATTATGGATGCTGCAAATACCACAGTTTTATATACGTTCACTTATACTCAGACAAGCATGAGTCCAGGAACTTGGGCATCAACATTACCTTCTAACATCTTATCTGCAGGTAGCTATCGCTTAAGAACAGATACAGTGAACTGTTTCACTAGCTCTGGTACATTTAGTTTAGTTGCAACTTGCAACACACCTGATTAAAAACCCCTGTTTGTTGGTTTACAGATGGTCTCCCCTAGGGTTTCTACCCTGGGGGTTTTTTGTTTAAACTCTAACTAAAAAAGTTATTCTATATAATTAAATTAGTTAACAAAATTTTGAAAATGTCAAAAATAATTCCTACCTTTACAGTAATTTTAACTAAACTAAACTACATATGCCTGAAAATCAATCCTTGCTGCAACAGCTAGAAGAGATTCTACACTGGAAAAAAAGTAAAAAGTTCTATGCTGATAAGCTTGGAATTACAGAGTTTGAGGTGGATGAGCTATTAAAAGAATTAAGAAATCAAGAGAAGAGTGAAGAAGATGCTGAGATAGGGAACTATATTGCTGATCTAGAAAACAGGGTTATTAAGTTTACAGAAGATCTAGCTAAGGGTACAGGAGAGGTTGTAGCCAACTTTAGCGAAGAGGTTAAGAGTTTAGACGAACTCATTGAGAAATGTAAGATAGATACAGAGAAGTGGGAGATAACCAAATATGTTCAAAACTTCTGGGGAAATGGAAACAATCCTCATTGGCAAGTCAAAGCATGGTTAGGGAAGAAGTCTACAGAACAAGTTTTTCAAGATGTGTTTGTAGACTTTTTAGCTTCATATAAGCCTGTGTCTCAAGAAGTTATGAGTCCTAAGGTTGACTTTAACAAACCAAATGGTATGTTAGTTATCAACAAACAAGACTCTCACTTAAACAAATGGGACATAGATGGTAATAATAATGTAGCAGATAGACTAGCTAACATTATGTACAAGGTGGAACTGATAGCTAATCAAGCTCAGTTATCCAACAACTTGCAGAACATAACTTACATAATAGGATCTGATGAGTTTAACAGTGAGTATACAAATGCCACTACAAAAGGAACTCCTCAACAGAACACGCATACATATCATACATCTTTTGAATACATCTGTGGACATGAGGTGTTAATGATTACAATGTTATTACAATATGCTCAGAATGTAAATGTAATCTATGTGGCAGGTAATCATGATGAGTTTGTAGGTTGGCATTTAGTTAACTGGTTACAAACCTACTTCAGAAATACAGAGAGATTAGCATTTGATTTATCTCCTAAGTATAGAAAGTATGTAAGCTATGGTGATTCAGCATTGATGTTTAACCATGGAGATGCTATCAAACCAGCTAAGCTTGCAGCTTTATTCCCAATAGAGTTTAGAGAACATTGGTCTAGTCATAGCAAGTTTTACATTTTTACAGGAGACAAACACCATGAGGTGAGTCATGATTTCAATGGTATAAAGTTTTATCAAATTCCAGCATTTTCAAATGCTAAAAGTCTTTGGGACGACAAGATGGGTCACACAATGTCCAAGGCAGAAGTAACAGGATTTTTAATAGATGACTGTGATGGGATGACAAATATATTCAAACAGTATTTATAATGGCAACATTAAGACAAATGGTTTCAGATGTACGTTCAGTACATAAATTGCTCACTACAGATAATCTAATTACTGATAGAGTGGTTGCGTCTGAAATCAAGAACAACACATTTTTACTAATCAAACGTGAGACTAATCTCAGAAAGCTTTGGGCTACTGATACTGTATTTCAAACACTTCCTTGTTTGGAAATGCTAGAGGTGCCTATTTCTGATTGCTGTGAATATGTGGACCCTTGTCAAGTTGCAAGAAGCAAATACAAACTTCCTCGCATCAGTGAGGGAAACTATCAATACTTAATCCAAGGTGTTTATTCTATAAACGCTATGGGAGGTAAAGGAAAAAGATTCAAAGAGATTACAATCAATAGATACTTAAATCTATTAAAACTTCCTATCATAAAAGCTGAACAATACTATTGGATAGCTAATGGTGGGTATCTATATGTTAACAATCCTAACTTAAAATCAGTTAGAATATCTGCATTCTTTGAAGAAGATATTCCAAACAGTATTTTATATCCTGATGATTGTGCTTGTGGAAACATTCCTTCTGTAACAAATGAAGAGTATTGTATAAATCCATTAGACAAAGAGTTTGGATGCCCAGGCTACTTAATAACACAAGTGTTACAACTTACTTCTCAAAAACTATTATCGACATACTTTAGCATTAAAACAGACCAAACATTTGATGGCATTGATGGACAAGCTCCCAATGCAAAACCAACAAGCTAATGCGTACTAAGATAGACTGGAGAAGCTCTAGTAAAGAAAACTACAGTAACTTTTGTAAGAAACATCCCACCATAAAAATTACATTTGATGAGTGGCGAAACATTATATATTTATATAATGACAATTTTAAAAACTACATTCTAGAAACAGGAGAGAAAGCAAGACTTCCTTTTGGCTTTGGTGAGTTCTCTATCAATAAAAAGAAGAGAAAGAAAACAAAGACAGTTGATGGAAAAGAAGTGGTTAACCTACCAGTAGACTGGCAGAAGACAAAACAAAAGGGAAAAATCATCTACAACTTCAACTTTCATACAGAGGGATTCTTTTTTGGTTGGATGTGGTTTAAAGAGTCCACTAGGATTCGTAATATAAATCTTTGGTATTTCAAACCTTCTCGTACCACTTCTAGATTGCTGTCACATTACATAAAAACAGATGATAAATACCAACACATTTATTGTGAATGGAAAAAATAAAAGAACATGGCATACTATTACAGATACAATTTTGTCTCACCTGAACCAATTTATTCAGTTGTTAAGGAAGAGTTAAAATCCTACTTTGACACAGGAGCAGTGGATGATTTGCTTTTCCCTACTTACTTAGACAAATGTCTACAGAAGTTAGGTAGGTCAAGTTATGTCATTGCTGAACAGACGCTAGATATTTCTGGTTATGAGGCTAGACTTCCTGATAACTTCTTTGCTGTTAGAGAGGCTTGGATGTGTACAGAGATACCATCTAACTACCCATATCAAACAGCTAACTCGTTCTATTCTCAAGCTGCTTCTCAAACAACAATACAAGTCTCTCCTATTATTAGTGGTGGAGTTCCTTGTGTAGAACCTAACTGTACAACAGGATGTCCTACGTGTATGCCTGATATCATCCAAGCAGTATATAAAACCAATCAACAGATTGCTAGATCAATAAAAAGAGAATACTTATTAAAACCAGGTAATATATCTTGTCAAAGTAAGTGTGATGTAAGTTATACAGATGCTTGGGAATTCTATACACCTGCTCCTCCTATACATGAGTTCACTCCAGGATCAGCAGGATATGATAGCTTTGACATTAGAGATAATAAGTTTGTCACTAACTTTGGTTGTGGTATAGTTCATATGATATTCTATGCTACAGACTATGATGCTATTGGTAATCAGTTAATTCCTGATAACTATCGTATTAGAGAGTTTGTAGAAGCGTTTATTAAATACAAGGTGTTTGAGACATTGGCTAATCAAATCAATGATGAAACTTTTAATCAAATACAACAGAAGCTAGCATATTACAAACAGCTACATGATGAAGCATTCATTATGGCTTACACTGAAATTAAGAAGCAAGACGCATGGACTAAACAAAGAAGAGTAAGAAATGACTTACAACGCTTTGGACAATATGAATTACCAAATAGAAGCTCAAGATATGGCAGAGGATGGAATAGATAATCAAGGAACATCTAACGTAAGACAAGAATTTAATCTTGGCAGAGTTGGATTAGACATGGACTCTTCTGTAAATCAAATACAGAAGGGTAAGCTTTCTTATGCTCTAAACGCAGCATTAGAAAACTTTGACGCTAATTCTGTAAGCTATCAGAATGAGCCAAGTAATGAAGCTTGCTTAGAGTTTCCTGAAGGCTTTCAGCTTATTGGAACTCATTTCATACAAGAGAAAAACAAACACATATTCTTCTTAGCGAATCCTCAAACAGGAGGAAGTGAGATAGGATATATGGATAACAATGATTGTGTATATCGCACACTTTGTACTCCTATTCCTGATACAGACTTAACAGTTTGTGCTAACTCAGAATGTTTAAACTTTGATATAAACTATCCAATACACAAGGCTGTACATAAGATTACAAACTGTACCACTGAGGTTTATTGGACTGATGGATTAAATCCAAGAAGATATATTAACATTGAGCAAGTTCCATATGTTTTTTCATATGAAGGAGGTAATACTTGTGATCCAACTATTCTAGTAGTAGATGGACAAGGAGTTCTTGATTGTAATAAGTTAGATGTACAACCTAACTTTCAAATTCCTAATATAGAAGTTGCTGAAATTGTTGTAGGAGGAGATTTGAGAGCTGGTACTTATCAATTTGCTATTCAATATGGTAATGCTTCAGGAGATGCTTATACATCCTACTTCTCTATAACTAATCCTACATCTATTGCTAATACAGAAATAACAACTCCTGATTTTCAATATTCTGTAGGTGAATCTATTGTATTAAATATTACTAACTTAGATGTTACAGGATACTTCCAATACTTTAACTTAGCTGTTATAAAGACCATTAATAATGGTACCACTGTAGAATTAGTGGGAACATATAACATTGAAGAAAAGTCTACAAGTATAACTTATACAGGACAGAACACAACTCAGATTCCTTTGAGTCTTGCAGATGTTCTTGAAAAGTTTCCTTATTATGAGATTGCTCAAGATGTAACAAACGTACAAGATGTTATTGTTTGGGACAACTTAACTTCTATTGATAGAATCAACTATCAAAGCGTTGCTAATCAAGTACAACTTCAATGGGAGACATATAAACTGCCAGCTGGTAACACCTATGCTGATGGTTTTTATACTTCCAACTTAAGAGGATATTTAAGAGATGAGGTTTATGCATTTGAAATTGTATTCTTATTAACCAATGGTAAGCAAACAGATGGTTTTCATATTCCTGGTAGATCACCAATTTCTAATGATTTAACTCCTATTTATGAAACTGGTCCTAATGCAACTCCTGACTTCATAGGTACTGCTACTAATGTTGAACCTGTTACACTTTATAAATATAGTCCTAATTGGAAAATATATAATACAGCCAGTGTATCTACAACGTATCCTGTTCCTACAGACAATACTAGGAAGATAGGAGAGGCATACCCTTATCAATCTGGAGACTTTGCATATTGGGAGTCTACTGAGGAGTATCCATGTAACGTAGATGTATGGGGAGACTTAGCTGGTAAACCAATTAGACACCATAAATTTCCTGATGTTCTTGTAAGTCCTTACTTTGAGAGTCCAAGCATTGTATATAATGGAGGTCAGATAGAACCTGTAATGCAAGTTGCCAATGCTATCTATCCAATAGGTGTGAAGATAGATGTACAACAAGTGGCATTTGCTATTCAAAGCTCTAGTTTAACAAATGAAGAGAAGGCATCTATTGCTGGATTTAAAATAGTAAGAGGTAATAGAAGTACAAACAAATCTATTATTGCTAAAGGTATTCTTAGAAATGTAGGTAAATACACTAGAGAAGATCCTGCTGATCCTAATGCTACATACTACTACTATCCTAACTATCCATACAATG